TTCCGCTCAAGGCAATATCATAAGTTTCAAAACGGGCATTCTGCTCTTCCACAGTCGCCTGTACCGCACCGACTTCGTTTATTGCTTCGTTTGCTGCCTGCAAGGCTATAGCAGCCGTAGTGTCTGATTCCAGCTTTACTTCAGCAATATCCTGCGCCTTTGCGTTGATGGTCTCCATGGCGGAATCCCTGGTGTCAGCCACTTCGCCGACAGCGGCCTCTTTTGCCTCATCAATTGTACCAACCGCCTGATCTCTTGCGTTCCCGATGTTCTGGAGTGCGCTGTTCCTCGCATTATTCATATCCTGCAAAGCCTGCGCCTCAGCATTTCGAACATTGCCAATCTGCGTCTGGCCCTCATTCTGCACCCGGCTCACCTGAGAAGTGCCTGTGTTTATGACGTTACTCTGAGCTGTTTGGGTTGCCTGATCTACTGTGTTCTGGAATCCCTGCACAGCAGAAACAGCGATGTCCCTGGCATTTATAGCATTATTGCCAGCCTCCACAGCTGTATCCTTTGCCGCAACGGCTGCAGCGGAAGCCTCCTCGGTTCTCGTTGTCAGTTCTTCCAGATGTTCCTGTGCCTGTCCTGATATCTTCGAGGCAGCGATCAGTTCATCTGCCCTGGACGCCAGGTCTGTAATCTCCCTTACGTCTGAAAAAGACTCTACGGTATCCAGATCGAGGGCTGACCGCTCCACATGCAGAATGAAGTTTGCGCTGTACAGATCGCCGGTATAGGTTCTCACCAGAACCTCAAAAGTGTTTTTACCCGCAATAGCCGTCATCTGCTTGGTCAGCTGAACCGTCACCTGGCCTATGCCATCGGTATACGCATAAGTGCAATCGGCGGAGATGCCGTTGCCGTCCCGTTTCTGTCCACGGATCATAGCAGTTGCCCCGCTGTACAGGTTGAGTGTGCCTCGGCTGGCGAAGAGCTTAAACACCAGCTGCACATCCGTATCATATTGAGAAACATGGACCGTCAGCGGGATACCGCCAGGTACCATGTCCAGATCAAAGTGTTGTATCAGCATCCTGCTGCCTCCTTACTCATTTCCTCTTTCTTCAGAATCTGACCCGCCTGTTTCCTCAGGACTGTCTCCCTCTTCGCCGGTTCCGGGTTCTGTCTGATCATTTCCGTCACCTGAAGCCGGTTCTTCAGAATTGTCCCCGTCATCCCCAGGTGTTGGTTCTTCTGGGTCATCTGAAGATTCCTGATAATTCTCCGGATAGATCACGCCGTCGATTACTTTTGCCGTTGTATAGGCCGTGATTGCTCCTTCCGTGATTTCTGTCGGAAGAAGCACTGTCTCTATATCCAACCCTCCGAGCTTTGTCCGCACAGCTGCTGCATTCAGGCCAGTATCATAATTGTTGATCTGCGTCCTGATCAGCCCCGGAACCAGTTCATATACCTTCCGCTGAGCCACACCCGGCATTTCGTCATCAATGGCATCCGAAATCATATCAGGTACATCTGCGGCAATTCCGTCAGAAATCATACCTGGCAGCGTATCTTCCACAACTTTATCGACAGCCGTTTTCGCTTCCGCTTCAAGGAGAGTCGGTATCGACTTATGGTCCAGGGTGAATTTTTCCATTGTGAAATTCGCCACGCCTGTTGCCAGGTTCCAGGATGCAATCGATCCATCTCCAAGGGTTCCCCTCAGATAATCCGACTGAAAATGACCATTCGCGTCCAGTATGGTGACGTATTTACCCTCATAGCCCTCTTCCGTGTATTTGATTCCTGTATAGTCCCATTTATAAAGTTTCGTTGCTGTTTCCAGCTTGTTGCTGTCCAGGAGAATCAGTATTTCCTTGGGTTTGTTTTCAGTATCCGTGATGGTAACCACCCGGCCGCCGTTCTGTCCGAACATGGTCTGCATGAGCGTCTGCACGTCTGTATAGACCGCCGCCAATTGCCCCTTCGTAGCGTATGAGCCATCTGACGTTTCCTTAGCCTGCGTCACAGCTGACTGTGCGGCTTCGTTTGCGGTCTGCATCAGTGAACTCCCCAGATTGGAGGAGAGTGACCCGATATCGATGCTGTCATACCGTTCCTGCAGCGTATTGAAAACCGTCCGGACAACCTTTGCTTTCGTGGAGATGTCCAGTGCGGGGAATACGACCGTCACCGTATCACAGAGATTGATATGCTCCACCGCTACCAGATTCGCGTATTCCTGTGTCTGATGAAGCGCAATAAAGGAGACTTTCAGGGAGACATTGGGTTTCCCCACATCATTCTCCCGGATGTAACGTTCTGCCCGGGCCCGCAGCTGATCCTCGGTTGGCGGATTCTGATAATCGGTAGTGAAATCCACGATCTTTGTTCTCTGATACGGGAAGTTAGCTGCCTTATCCGAATGCACCACCCGCTCACGGAGCGTTACCAGTTTCTCTTCTTCGCCTCCACTATCACCTGTGACCACTCCCTTCCAGAAAGGGCAAACCCCGGTGTATGTGTTCTGTATATTTTCTTCCTGCTTCAGGTCAGTCAGGTTCTTCCCATAACGAATTGTGACGTCATTATCGGAGCCGCGTCCGTCCATGGAAGTGCCTGTGCCATGAAGCGTTGCCGTGAAGCCATCAAATTCCCATTCTCCGCCATAGGTATCAAGGAATGATCCTTCCTGGCCGAACAGGACAGAGCGTAGGTTTGTCGGTTGGTTCACCGAGAAGGAGTTTGTTGATCTGGCGTCAAAATGCCCTGCAATCTGGATCTGAAATGGAACGGTTTCTGCCGCATAAGAACGCAGCTTGCTGATAGCGTTTTGAATACCGTCCGTCTTGAAAGGCATGATTGGAATATGGATCATCTGGTAGCTGATATGCTCTGCGTCAATCTCCACCACGCCGGACAGAGGCTTGCTGATCCGGTATATGCGAAAAGGCTGTGGAGATTTGTTGTCCGCGGGCATAGCATAGATCAGCCGGCTGTTTCTCAGTTCTTCGATCAGCACTCCAGCCTGCGGATATTCCATATGCAGCTCATAGCTGCCGTTCCTCTCTTCCGTGACTGTGCAGGAAATAGCATCGGACAGTCTGCCCAGGCCGTTGGTGGTAAAGTACCGTTCACTTTCTTCGAATAGAATAGGAATCATGCCATCACCTCTCAGATCGTCCACCAGCGGGGTGTTAACAGAAGCTTTCCATTCAAACCAGACCATGCGATCCTGTTCCACCCAGGAGACAGCTCGAAAAGCGCTCCATCTCTCAGGGTGAACAGGCTATTGCGACTTTCGTGTCTTTCTTTTCCATAAATATCCTGTGTCTCACAGTCAATGATCGTTTCATCTGTATTCTCAGCGCCTACGCCTGCGAAGGTGATCGTTCTTTCATTGATCATGATGGTTCCGGATGTGTATGCGTAAGGAATCGAAAAGCGAAGCAGTGGGAAAGCGGTATAAGGTGTAGGATTGTAAATCCTGTCATAGCTGCCGACATTGCACTCCCCTTCCCCGGATTTGAGAAAGAGCTGCGGCTTACAGTTGAAAGTGATCGTTACTTCCCCATGCACAGCTCGTTCCTTTACATCCGGATCCAGTGCTGACTCAAAGACGCCAAGGCGATAGTATTCCGGGTGATATGAATCTTCCAGCCGATGGTAACCGATATCCGAAAGAAGCAGGGCATTGAAAGCATCGAAGTTGCGCTTCAGATTCTTCACAATGCCGCAGCGGTACGTAATATCCACATTTTTATATCGGTTGCCCAACTGTATCAGATCCCCATTTCTCCCCGGAACAGAGATTCTGGTAATATCTGGTTGAGGCCGCTTCCAGGTATCCTCCCCGGATACGATCAGTCCATAGTCCGTACTGATCATTCCGTTATACACAAACTCGTGCTTCATACGCCGTAAGCCGCCTTTCTTCTGGTGATGTTATTAGCCAGCCGGTACTCAATCTCATCTGCCAGTGCGCGGATATCCTGATTCTCGGTGGCATACAGATTGATGTTTACCCCGCCGTAGTTGATATTCGTATCTCCGCCTGCCATTCCGGACACAGCGTCCCGAATCATATCAAGCAGCGATTGTGTACCGACAACCGTTTCCGATCCTGCTTCGCCACCTGCCAGCAGAGAATTCCCCTTCATCCCGAATATGGTCGGAGAATTCAGGATCATGCCGTTTTCCATGGCCTTCTTGTACCAGGAAACAGAGAAGCTGGGAACGGAAACGGGATTCAATGAAAAATGCCCCCAAACATTTACATGCGGCAGTCGCAAATATGGGAGCGACCAGGAGAAATTGAAAGCGCCGCGCATCCGATTGATAGCGTTCTGCACAGCGTTTGCCGCGTTGTTCATGCTGTAGCTTGCGTTGTTAGCCACACTGCTGAAATTCCAGGATGCTGTGCTGCTGATGGAACTCAGCCCGCTGCTTACGCTGCTCTGCATTCCACTGACAGCCGAGCTGACCGTATTCCTGATGTTTGACCAGACAGAAAGCGCATTGGAATACGTTCCATTGTTCGCGTTGGTCGCGCTTGACTGTATGGAACTCCAGCTGCTCTGAAGACTCGAGCTCAGGCCGGACATTGTGGTCGTAATTGATGTTTTTATGCTTGACCAGGAAGTCTGAATTGATGAAGAAAGCGATGAAAGCGTTGAAGAGACGCTGGATTGGATAGAGGTCCAACTGGTCGTTATGCTGGTCTGAATCCCCTGACAAGCAGTCGATATGCTGGTCTTGATCTGTGTCCAGGATGTATTCACGCTCGTGACAATCGATGTTGACGTAGTCTGGATGGACGTTTGGATTCCTTTCCAGCTTGTATCGATTTGTGTCTTCAGCGCATTTACCGTGTTTGAAACGCTTTCCTTCAGGGAATTCCAGCTTGTCTGGGCAGCTGTGGACAGCGCCGTCATCGTTGTCGAAACACTTTCCTTCATGGAAGTGAAAGTCTGCGTTGCTGTTGTGGAAATGGTCTGAGTGCCCGTCTGTATGGATGTTTTAATGCTCTCCATTACAGTCGTTATGCTCGTTTGCAGGGCGGTAAGGGCAGTGCTCATCGACGTCTGCATCGTAGTAAATGCTGTTGACGCCGCCGTAGACGCGGTTTCACAGGCCGTCTTCAATCCTTCAATCGAGGCGCCAGACAGCGTCAGCATATTACTGAAAATTGCAGCCACTTCAGTGTCAGCGCCATCAAAGGCAGAGATCAGAGAAGCTTTCGCTGCATCACCAGCATCGCCCGATTTCGTTTCTGCGTCACTCGCAGCCGCATCATCGCTGGAGCCCCATCCAAAGAGCGAAGCAAACCAGCCA